ATCAAATGGTTATATTGGTTATTCGGCTAGAAAAGATGGATTTATTGAATCATTAGTTTTAAATTATGCTGATGAATTAACTTATCAGTCAGTTAATCCAAATAATCCATTATTAACTATAATTATATTACATGGTTCAGTACCTGCAAGTAATGCTGGACTTTATACAACTTTAACAAATAATTCACCGCCGGTGGGTATAGCGCCATATACTTATCATGTATATAAAGAAGTTATTGAAATACAAGCCAAGATTAGCTCAAGAGGGGTGTCTGGAGGTTTAAATTTACAAGACCCAATTGCATTTAATACTGGTGATGTAATTATGTTGTGCGTTAAACAGCTTCCGGGTATTAGTAAAACTGTTCATGGTCATGCTCATGCAAGTTTATACTTAAAATATAATTAAGAATGGTATTTTCATATATTTTAATATAGATTATATGAAAGTAAAATAATATTGAAGAGAGAAAAAGTATTATACATAGAAAGTATTATTGTGTGTATTATATACTGTCCAACCTAGTTTATAGTAATAAACCCAGAAATGAGTAACAAAATAAGATACCAGTAGCAAAAAAATATATATAAAAAAAATTGATTTTTACTTAACATTTCATATAACAGAGAATTAATAATTATTTATATATAAAAAAAAAGCACACGCTCTGTGAGCTCAACTTCTAGGGTCATGAAGCCCCTAGTAACGGGAGTGTAGCTGTCAGATTCGACGTACCAATATAAATGGAGCCGAATCCTCTCTAGTCCGGAGTAAAGACAGTTACGATGTGTGCTTTTTTTATTCAGTTGTTTTTCTTTACACCTTTTAAAATTTAAAATGCCGCCTTTATAAAATTATCAATATCATGATTACATAATAATGGTGTAAATTTATTTATTTTACTATCATCCCAATTCCACCATTTAATTTTTAATAATTTATCAATTTGTTCTTCTGTAAACCTTTTTCTAATTAATTTTGCTGGATTGCCACCAATTATACTGTAAGGTTCACAATTTTTAACAACATGACTATTGTTTGCTATTACCGCACCATCACCTATAATAACACCAGACATAATTGTTACATTAGCCCCAATCCATACATCATTTCCAATAATAACATCACCATTAGTATGTGGGTGTCCAACACCATTAAAATCATTAAAAATCGTTTGATTAATATGTCCAAATGGATACGTTGTTACCCAATCTGTTCTATGATTTCCACCCAAATATATATTACATCCAAGGGCTATTGAGCAGAAATTTCCGATTACTAGTTCAGCACTAGGAAGTCCTTGGCTATCCGTCTCTCCCCATGCATGAATCGTTGGATTTCCATATGTATATTTACCAAACATTTATATATATATATATATATATATGTGTAGTATTTAAATATTTATATTACTATATAAACGACTGTTAAATAAGTAGAAAATTTTACTATAAAATATAAATGACAAAAAAGTAAAAATATCTGGATTATATTAGAGTTTTAAAATTTTAATGATAGAGAGAAAAATATGGTTTTAAAATAGTATAATCTCGAAAATTAAATGTTCTACTAATTTCCAAATTCAGAAATAATTTTTTTTAGTTTAAGCTTGATCTCTATATTTTTTAAAATATCTTTTTCAATCTTCTCAAGCATTCTATATGCAGATACAATATGAGTATTTGGTGTATTAATCACGGTGCATTTTGCATAATAGTCCAAATTTGGACACCATTTCCCACAACCCCCCTGACCACCACACCAACCATGGCAAATAAGAATCTCTTTGATAGGTAAATCGTTTGTCTCAAGAATCAGTGTCATTTTAATGATTCGCGTTTATTAGTTGTTCGTTACTTGTTCGCTAGTCGTTTGTTGGTATTAATGAAATAGTAAGTAAAAAATAATTTCAATTTTTTTCTTTTTTCTTTTTTGCACATTAATTAAATGTATTGGTGAAAACTAGATTTCATAGTAAATCTATAAATGAGTGACAAAATAAGATATGGGTAAATGTTAAAAAAAAATTGAAATAAAAATTATTTTTGGTACCATATACAAGTAATTATATAATGATCTTCTAACAAAATGCAGGGGGAACCTGCTTTATAATAATTTTGTTATAAACCATCTCTTCCAAATCGTTACCGCTGGTCATAGGGGGTGCTCCACAGACGAAAGCCTATTTTTAAATATTTCTGGGCCCCACCTCACCCGTGCTTGATGTCATTGAGACAAAGCACACAAAGAGCAAACGTTGGAACCTTTAAGTTTAAGAGTTTTATCTGGGACACAGATTTATCTGGAGTCCAATGGGAGATCCCTGCCGAGGTTTGGCCAACCTTGGGAGTCTAGCACGCGTAGGGGATCGTAGGCTGGTCTTAATTGATCGGTAACCGATGAGCTCAAAAGGATAAAACACTTAACATCTACCACCACACGTCAACTTTCGGCGTCGCCCTATACTCTAATTTGCTTTGCCATCGAGTCATAGCAAATGAGCCCGACCAGTACTAATAAGAATTGATCACTCTTTATAGTACTAATTTTTTCTTTTTACTTAAATACTAATAAAATTGATTATATTTTTATTGTAAAACTTATTATACAGTAAAGGATTCAAATGTCAGATAAAGAAATAATATGTAGTTCTCTTTTTTCAGCAAATGAGGCAATAAATATTGAATATAATATTTGTTTAAATCTTCTCTCTGCTATAACAAGTTCAAACGTTATAAAATTGCATCTAAAAAATAATATAATTACTTATAACAATTATAACATACCAATAAATAAATATATTTATGATTTAGATATTATAAAATTATTATGCGTTTTAAAATATAAAATCATAAATGATAAAGAATTATATAGAAAATACTTTAATACTTCTATATTATTAGGAAAACTTACAAACAATTATACTTACCATATTGATAATAAGATAAAACATACATATGTAGTTTAATGCTAGAGCATTTTTATGATCTATTCTTTAAGTAGTTAAACTAATAATATATATACTGCATATTTTTTCTAATTTGTCAATTCATTTTTGAAAAATGGACATTTTTTATGTCCAAAAATGAAAAGTTGGCTATAGAATTTTGCAAAAAAAGCGTACTTTTTGTTTTAGATCATAATGCTATAAAATTCATTTTAATAATGAATAAATTATTACTGACTTTATTTTTTTTATATTTTTCATAATAATTTAGGAACATTTTTAGTTATCATAATATAATAACAAATGATAACTGAAAATAACCCAAAAATGTTCCAAAAGTTTTATTGTGAAGTTTGTAACTATAAATGTAGTAAACAAAGTGTTTTTGATAAACATTTATACACTCGGAAACATAAAATGATAATAAATGATAACCATTTATGTTCCAAAAATGTTCATGTCTGTTCTTGTGGTAAAAAATATAAATTCGCATCAGGTTTATCAGTTCATAAAAAAAAATGTAATCATAATGATATATCATGTGAATTAAGTAAGTGTGATAAAATAGATTATAAATCGATGTTTATTGAAATGTTAGGAGAGAATAAAAAAATGAAAAATTTATTGGTGGAGCAGCAAAAACAGATTGGTGAATTGATTCCAAAACTTGGCAATACTACAAATACTAACAGTAATAATAATTTTAACATTAATATGTTTTTAAATGAAAAATGTAAACACGCTCTCTCTATGGATGAGTTTATTGACCGAATAAATATATCTATGAAAAATTTATTATTCACAAAAGATAACGGTTTAACTGATGGATTAACTAATATATTTGTTGAAAATATGAATAAACTTTCTTTATTTGAAAGACCTATTCATTGTACCGATAAAAAAAGAGAGACCATTTATGTTAAAAATAGAATGCATGGGAGTAATATTTCACAATGGTCAAAAGACGAAGAAAATAGACAAGTAGACAAGGCAATTGATCTTGTTTCAAGAAAACAAATGAAAAACTTAAAGCAATGGACCGATGAACACCCTAATTTTATGGAACGTGACGATCTTCAAAGAGAATATACTAAATTAGTTGCATCGTGTTCTAAAGATCTAGAAAAAAATAAAATAACAAAAAAATTATGTGATAAGATATATTTAAATGAAAAGCAAAAAATAGAAAGATAATATTGTGTTTTTCAACAATATTATTTTTATGAGAATGCTTCTCTCTACTTCAAATGTGTAATCAAAGAGAGAATAAGTTATAAAATCTAGTATTATAGGTTAATCTAGTATTATAGGTTAATCTAGTATTATAGGTTAATCTAGTATTATAGGTTAATCTAGTATTATAGGTTAATCTAGTATTATAGGTTAATCTAGTATTATAGGTTAATCTAGAAATGAGTAATAAAACAATAAATGGGTGATAAAAAAATATACTAACTAATCTAACTAATCTAACTAATTACATAATATATATCTACTCTACATATCTACAAATAAATCTAGCCATATGTCTACATTCACATTGACATTTATGATTTTCATGATTCATATTTGTTACTGTATCATTCCATGGCGCAAGACTATGCGGTTTATTAATTTTGTGACGAGTGCAACATTTACAGGCATTAAATGTGTTTAATATCTCTCTGTTAGAGAGAATCTTATTATTGTAAAATATACTATAATTTTTAGCCCCATAACCCAAATCAGTTCTACTTCCTATAAAATGCATCATGGACGATAATTCTTTCACCTTGTTAGATATGTATTTTTTTGTGTATTTTCTTATGATATTAGATGCGTAAACGTAATTAAACTGCCAAATATATTCAATAAGATCTTGTGGTAGGAAACATCCAATTTTAGATTGAGCAACAGCAAGAGAGTTCATTTTGATTAGGTTTCGGATATATAAATATAAATTATGCAAAGTATTTCAATTTTTTTATTTGTTAGAGAGAAATAAGTATTGTATAATATTTCTCTTGGATATAATATAAGAAATCGGTAATAAAATTAATTATGAATTGAATTTTTTTTATTGGAAAAAAAAATTGAAATGGATAACAAGATATGGATAAGTAACAAACAAACAACATATAAAGCGAATCATGTCTTCCATTCAGATGTCCACCAAGGTTGATGCTGCGATCCGCCAGATGTGCGTTGAGAACATGACCAAGCTTGTCACTACTCTTTCCGAGAAGTACAAGTTTGATGCTACCGAAGCCATGGAGTTCCTTGAACTCGATGACGCTAGTCTTAAGTCCAAGGCGAAGACTGACAAGAAAACGAAGACTGATAAGAAGGAGAAGAAGGAGAAGAAGGAAGTTGATCCTTCAAAGCCCAAAAAGACCAGCGGTTATCTGCTGTATTCAGCGGATGTTCGTCCAGCTGTTAAGGAAGAGCTTACAGTTGATGGTGAAGCGCCAAAGCCCCAGGCTGTTGTTTCAGCTATTGGTGCCAAGTGGAAGGCTCTTTCGAGTGAGGAACAGGAAGTTTGGAACACCAAGGCCAAAACTCCTCCGGGTAGCGAGGGCGAGGACAACTAGGTCTAAAAAAAAACTAAAAACTAAAAAAAAATAAAATCCCAAAAAAATACCATGAAAATCCATATATTAATTTTTCTAATTTTTCTCATTTTTATATAAGTTATTTATTTATTATAAAATAAAAATAAATTATAGTGTTTTTTATTGGATTTTATAAGTATTTTAAATATGTTATAGTTATAGTATTTTTTCCAAAAAAAAAATTGAAATGAATTTTTTTTTTCATGTAAGTAATACCAACAAACAAACTAACTACAAACGCAAACTATGTCTTCCATCCAGATCTCCGCCAAGATTGAGACCGCCATCCGCCAGATGTGCATTGAGAGCATGACAAAGGCTGTTCAAGCTCTTTCCGAGAAGTACAACTTCGATTGTACTGAAGCGGTTGAGTTTCTTGAACTTGATGAGGTGACCATCAAGTCCAAGGCAAAGACAGAGAAGAAGGAGAAGGATAAGAAGGAGAAGAAGGAGAAGAAGGAAGTTGATCCTTCAAAGCCCAAGAAGACCAGCGGTTATCTGCTGTATTCAGCGGATGTTCGTCCAGCTGTTAAGGCAGAGCTTACCATTGATGGTGAAGCGCCAAAGCCCCAGGCGGTTGTTTCGGCCATTGGAGCCAAGTGGAAGGCGCTTTCCAGCGAAGAGCAAGAGGTTTGGAACGAAAAGGCAAAGGCAAAGGTTGGAGGCGATAGCGATGATAACTAGGCGCAAAAACCAAAAACCTAAAAACCCCAAAAAAATAAAAAAATAAAAAAATAGAACAATAAAAAATAATTATACTATATCATCTAGTATAATTATTTTTTATTTTTTATTATATTTTGAAATTGAAGAGAGAATAAGTAATATAATGTAGATTTAGGTAAAAACAAGAAATGAGTAATAAAATGATAAATGAGTAATAAAAAATTTAGGATTTTTTAATGATTTTTCTCTCTATGGTATATTTTTATTTATGTTATATTTAATCTTCATCTTCGGAGTCATCTTCAGGGTCAATAGTTTTTGTGACTTCATTCCATACACCAATAGACTCGTGGGTCTTAAAATCATATAGTGTGTTATCTGCGGCTTTTAAATAATCTGTACCTTTAATGTTGAAAACTACTACAGCGGTTTCTTCTTCATCTTCTTCGTCTGACTCATTGTCTGAATCAATAATTTCTTCACAAAGTTCCTTATCGATTTTCTCTTTTGGTTCATCTTTTTCATTTCTATCGTCTTCAATTTTTTGGGCTTGTTTAACTAGATTTTGGATTAGATCATCGGAATCATTACCATTTTCGATTACTTTTTTTTCTTTACGAGGTCGTCCACGTGGTTTTTGTTCGGATTTTGTTGGTGTATTTTGTGTTTTTTTTGGGCGTCCGCGTTGGGTTTTTGGCATTTCAAATTCTTCTTCTGGAATACGGATTCCAACTTTATGTGCTTCTTTTTCTACCATTTCACGTGTTAAATTTTGTTTTTTCATTACAACACTATATTTTACTGGACATTTTCCATTTTTATCTTTAAAATCAAACGTTCGATCTGATATATCTCCATGATTTGGTTTTCCATCATCATTTTTTTCACTTTGTTTGTAGCATGTTCCACAGTACCCATTCTTTTCTTTCAAATTTAGACATTGGCTATACAAACCATAGTTCGCTTTTATTCCATTACATCTTACATCTATTATTTCACCCGTATATGGTAACACTATCTTCGCACCCTTCCTTTCACATCGTTTTACCACTTCAACATTCATTTTTTCTTTTCCTTCATTTATATCAAACTTATATTCTTTTCCCAATTCTTCCACTACTTCACTTATACGACCATTTATTAACTTTCCTAATTCTTTATACATCATTTCATCCACTTCTATCATCATTTTCATCCTTTCAATTTTTACCTTTCACCCTTTTCTTACTTTCACTTCAATTTTTTATTTTTGGGGGAGACCCCCTTACCCCCCATTTTTTATATAATATATTATACAATATACAATATATTATATAATATATTAATGACTATATAGTCTTACTATTTTACCTACTGATTTTAACATATCATTATTATGACAATTATTGACCATCTTAAATAATTTTTTTCTATTTTCTAAATTACCAACTCTAGATAAAATCTTGGCATATATATTATTAGGATCAACAGTTTCAGCAAACACATTATTAGCCTTTATTATATCATAAGTATTTAATAGAATATTATATACTGGTTGATTATTATTTTTCACAAGATATATATTATTAGTATTCAAAAATTTGTACGCTTCTATTAAATTATTGTTATATAAAATTTTATGAATGCCGGTTACTATTAGATCTGCATCCGGTTTATTAGGTCCTAGTGAATTTTTAGAAAAACATATTAAATTATTATCTGGTGTAATTGTTTTTGTTATAGTTATAATATTTTTTCCATTTATAGTATTATTATTTATAGAAAGTTCTTGGATTTTACATTTACCTTGATCAGTTTCAATAATCGTATCTTTATAATAACATAAATTTGCGATTGAATACTCATCATTTTCATTCTCTCTTCCAGTAGTTTGAGTTGTATCATTTTCATTCTCTCTTGCTGCAATTTCAATTTCTCTATTAACCATATTATTTTTAGTTATTACAAGTTGTTCATAAAATGTTGTTTCATTAAAATTAATATTTTTATTGTAAATATCATTAAAATCTTTTTCACCCATATTTCTATTTATATATATAAATATATATTTATAATATCGTTACACCTTTTTCTGTTATTTTTATTATTTCACCATTCATTTTCTCAAGAATCCATCCTTTAAACATATTATTTTTAGATGCATGTAATTCTAAAGCTTTATCAACTAAAAAAGAAATTGCGTATTCTTCACCAATTTTGATACCACAATCACCATCACGTCTATAATGAACTCCAGCAAAATTTCTACCTATTGCAATATTAGACGCTAATTTATTTAATTCACTATTAATTGTCATTAGAGAACTATCTTTATCACTATAATCTTCTAAATATTCCCCACTAGACGATACTTTGGGTATTACAGGCCATAATATAGATTTATTATTCTCATCATTAGTATTAAGCATCGCTTTTAAAACTGTTACACATGCACCAGAAACAACTGCATGACCAGCCGGTAAAGATGGATGTGTTGGAGAACCTTCAGGATATTGAACATTCAGTAAATAATTATTATTTTTATCTGAAAATTTATTATTATATTCATTAACTAAATTCAAAATATCCTTTGCATATTCAATATTATTTATAATATTGCTTAATTTCGGTACACTTTGCTTATAGATATCAGAACTCATACCCAATGTTATACGTTGAGATAGTACTTCAGGTCGTATAGTCATGTTAATTCCGTATTTATTGTACCAGGCAACTCGAAGCGCGCCTAACGAGACTTCAGCCAAAGATGCTAATAGACATGGTGGACCGGCATCAGTCCAATCGCTTGTTTTATCATTTTTGAAACCACTAGTTGATATACCATTTTGTAAAGCTATTAATGCTGCATTATAATAGAACTGATACAGTGGGTCATTGTGAACAACCGAACCTAATACTTGCCCATTATAGATATATTTTGGTTGCTCTTCAAATACAGATTTAATATTATTAACGCCATTTTGAATATCTATAGCAGATTCCATTGTAGTACCATTTATTGAGTCTAATTCTACTATATATTTTTGTTGAATATTAATACTTCCATATTTAAAATCTAATAGTAAAAATTGTGATATATATGGACCTATATTTTCACCTAAACCTTTTCCTCTGAATAATAATTTTGATTCTATAATACCATTTGCATTAATTGGAGCCGTAATACAATTATCGGGTGTTTTATTTAATATTTCTATTATATTATCTATATAATTGTCATTTATATATGAAGTAAAAGGTATATTTCTACATAATGAATGACTATATACTTCTAACATTTCAAATGACATTTTAGGACTATCAATTGGAAAAAAATTACTTTGTGGAAATTCTATCATTATTGGATCATTACCTACCAAATTGAATGAATTTATTGTTGTTAAACCTTCCAATTTTCGTGTTGATTTTTCTGATAAAAGAACGTTATTAATAGACTCACTATTTCCAGAAGAAATCGCATGAATTAATTTATCACCATCGCTTTTAGAAATAAAACAAGTAGTTTCGTCATGATGTAATGTTTTTCCGAAAAGATATGGATACCATTCAGAATTATCAATAGGATTAATATATATGGTAGTATCATAGTTTTGACCTAAATAATTATTTCTAGAGCCCATATTTTTTTCAAGATTTATGTATGATAATACTCTAGTTTCTTTAATAACTGAATATTGATATTCAACCAAACTGCTTGTTTTTGAGTTATTCATTGTTTAATATATAAAGATAAAAATATTTTATATATTAGCAAGAAACATTTAAGTATTTGACTAACTTGGTTGGTACTCCAAATAATATATGTAATATTAAACCGATTATATACCACATTATGGTACTTAATACTAGAGGCATACCAGAAACGTATGCCCATATATAAGATAAAACGATCGTAAACCAGTAATCAAACATTGATGTATCTAATATTTTAAATTTATGTAAACCTGTGCCAGGAACACCTAGAGAATCTTTGAATTTTATAAATGGGCAACTCATATATATATTTATGCAATATTATAGCTTCCCGCCCAATTTAATATAAACTAAATATATCATTAAACTAATAAAATTGTATAATAATACAAATAATTTATTATCTTTGTTCATTAAAATTTTAACTATATTTTCAGGTAAAGTTTTTAAAATATTAAATTTCATTACAATTGCGGTATATAGAGTTCCTACAAATAATAATAATAATATCTTATTAATGATTGAATTAATACCTAAAAAATATGAAATAACATTAGATACAATTAAAGGAAACAATAAAATTACAAAATTTAAAAATAAGTTATTTCTTACATTTATTCTTAAATTAGTTAAATTAAAAATTAATATTGATAAGAACATTACAATTATAAATGCTAGAAAATAGACGTAACTATTTATCAATAGAAATCCGATTATATCATTTATTTTATACATTATATATTGTCATTAGATATTATTGGTAAATGATAATATTAAATATTATCATTCAATTGTATTATTGTATATAGTTATTAATTTATATGTTTTTTAAAAATTGCACCATCAGCTTCCAAACCTTCTATATTTATAATAACATTTGGATCAGTTATACTATCACTTTCTAGCCAAATTTTTACTACACAAAAATTCTTTTTTGGAGAAATACTAATTCCAGTAATTAATCGTGTATCCTGATCATTTTTAAATAGCGTTTCACCTAAAAGTGCATATGATAATAATTTTAAGGTTTCATTGATATGTTTATTGTTAACTTTATAAGAAAAGCATCCACCTTGTTTATTTCGTTCATCTTCCCATATTGGATTTACCCCATCTCGCATAAAAAATAACATACAGTTTTTAATAATTACATCTGGAAAAATGTTAAATAAAGTTAAAGCCGCTTCAACCGAATTAATATCAATTATTTTTTTGTAACTTTTTAGTGACCAATCAGTATCGTGTGGTAAATGTGCCCATAATCTCCATTTGTCTGATAAAATATGGAGATTATCGTTATCTATACTATCTGGCTGGTTAGTTTTTTTAGATATATCAATCTTACAATTAAATTCTGATAGATCCATATAATATAATGTATATATTATTTTTTTATATCGATTCTATATAATAATTATTATTTGTAATAGTTAAATAATTTTCTTTTTTTAATACTATATTTTCAACATTAGTATCAAGAATTTCTATAGTATAATTATCAGAATATTTCATTTTTGTATATTTTTTACAAAACCATTGTATAAAACTGGAGGTAAATAGTTTATTATCTACTATATAAAAACTATTATTAATATTGTGTAAAATATTTGTTATATCTTCTTTTTCATTATTTATTATTAGTATAACTAACAAAAAGTTTACATCACTTAAGATAATATTATCAACATTATATTTATCTATAAAATTAATATTAAAATTATCTACTGTAAATAGTTTATGTAATTTTTTATTATTTATTTTTACTTCATAAAGAATAAAGTCAGTATTTGTTATTTCATTAATACCATTTTCTAGTAAGGTTTCATTTCCATTATATATTTTGTAAAATATTCCGTCCAAATTAATATCATTATTACTAATTTCCATATTAAAATATCTTTGTACATATAAATAAAATTTATTACTATATACAATTATATATGTTATAATTTCGGTTAACTTCCAATGGATATTAATAATAATATTTAATAAATATTCAAGAATTATATCTTTATTAATTGAATTATACATAATTATTATACTGATAGTAATTATATTTATATTAATTATACTTAATATATATTAAGTATTATCTAGATATATATTAATTTTTATCTACATATTATTATTTGTTAAATAATCAAAATCAGATGAAAATTTACTTTTCATATTATTGCTAAATTTTGTAACACCATCTAATGTAGAATTAAAGTAATCTGATTCAGAATCACTATCTGAATCACTATCAGAATCACTATGTGATTTTTTTTTATGCTTCTTTTTATGTTTCTTTTTATGAATACTTTTATCATTTTCTTCTGATAATTCATCTAAATTATATGCATTTGATTCTATATTATAATTAGGATTATCCATATTCATTCCTAGAGGTGGATTAAAATTATTCACATTTTTATGTACATCATAAGATTGTATATTTCCAGTTTTCGGATTTAAACCTAACGCAAATAGTAAAAACGATGTTATAATGGTCATAAAAATAAATGGAATGAAAACTATAAACCATGATATTATACCTAAACCACGATTGCATAAAATATTCAACAAAATAGTAAAAATGATCATAACCATAAATTTTAAGAAAGCAGTATTGTATAAGTTTTTAAATAAGTCAATTATTATTTGTGTCATTGAAAATACCAAATATAACAATGCAGGACTACATAAATTATTTAATAACATATATTATATTATATTATTAAAAAATTGCCTAATTAATCAAAAATAGCAATACCATTTTTATCAAAAATTCCAACTTTATCACCTACGTCTTCATCATCTTCATATTTATAAATAATACCATTTTTTTCACTAGTTGTGTAATATTGACATCCTTGAATTTCTACAACAAACACTTCTTCATCATCTTCTTCTTCCTCTCCCTCTTCCTCTTCTTCCTCTCCCTCTTCTTCCTCTCCCTCCTCTTCTTCCTTTTCCTCTTCGTCCTTTTCCTCTTCTTCCTCCTCTTCCTCTCCCTCTTCTACTTCTTCTTCCTTTTCATCTTCTTCCTCTCCATCATCTTCATCTTCCTCATCTTCATCTTCCTCCTCTTCCTCATCTCCATCTTGCTCGTTCTGTCCTTCTTCTCCTTCTTCATCATCTTGTTCTAGTTTTTCCGTCAAACCAAATTTTTTCATTTCTTTTTCTTCATCATCTAAATCAGGATCATCTTCTTCTTCTTCACTTTCATCACTTTCATCACTTTCA